AGTCAAAATTTCGCTAAGACCTTCTTTAAAAGCTTTTTCATCATAATTAGCCTCACTACTTATTTCAAGAAAACCTTTTATAATATCTTTTTTCTCTAGACCCCAATCATGTAAGAAAAAGTTTGAAAAAACATCTGTAGAAGTAGAGTTACCGGATTTTGCAATTTTATTAACTTTTGAATCTATATAGTTAGTTAATGCATTAAAAAATGATTCTAATCTTGTAGTAATTGGTTTAATTTTACCATTAGGTATATAACCACGATTTAAATCATTAATAAATTCTCTTTTTAAATTAGATAAATTTGATGTATCAAGATTTTTTTCATAATCCGTTTCTACTTTTTCTATATTTTTTAATAATGTATCAATTTGTTGTGCTTGAACACCCGAAACAATTGTTAAAACGCTATTGTTTATGTATTTTTTAAGTTCATTTCTAGCTTTAGTTAATTGAATAAACTTAGCCCTTACTTGTTGGGCTGTGTTAATGTTTTCATTTTTTAAATCTTTTAAAATTTTAGGTAATTGTTTTACTGCATTAAATGCATTACCTGTTTTACCGGGTCTACCGCCTTTACCTTTAACTTCTACTTCACCAAACCCCGGAAAAAACAAATCACCTACTTTACCTTTTTTACCGTTTGAAAACATGGTAATAGCTATTTCCCCTTTACCAACACCCACATTACCTATCGATGGGTTAACATCAGAAATTTCAAGAATAGTGTCTTCAGGATTAGAAAAAGAAGTTTCAGATGCTTCCATTAACGGTTCTAATAATGAAAACGTGGTTTCATTCTCAGCAGCATATAACATGCTTTCTAAAAATGTAGTTTGAGATTTTTTATTTGTATGAAACTGTTTTAACGCAAGATTATTAACATCAGAAGTTTCTTCTATTGCAGTCATTACAGGTCCTAAAATTTTACGCACATATTCCTTACCACCAGAACCTTCGCAATTATCTTTCCAACCACAATCACACAAAATATCATCAACTATTTTAAAAACACCTCCAGAATTATTAGCTATAGTGCGTTCTAATTTATCAGCAATTTCATCATTAACATACCCCACTATTCTAGATTTTTCATCACCATCAGTTTTAAATAAAATTTGTACGTCTTCATTTATTTTTTGACGCGGTGGTTTAGCCACCGGTTTAAAGGCATTTTCTGAATATATATCAGCTAAAGATCTATAAGGTTTTTTATTCATGAAATAGGGTCTTGCTTATTCGAATATGTGTTCAAAGTTTTAATCATTTTACGTAACATTTTACGTCCATTTTTTTCATCTGGTTCTGTATTAATAACAAATTCATCAATCTCTTCTGGTCTAATAGGATTCATCATAGCTTTTCTCAAAAGAGTTATTAATCTTAATTCAGCAGCACTTGTTAGAGGTTCAACTTCAGGTTCAGGTGGAGGTTCAGGTGGGGGTACCGCTGCATTAGGGTCAACCGCCGCAGCATTAGGATCAGCTGGCGCCATGGCGTTAGGATCAACAGGTACCTGTTCTTCTAACATTTCATATTTGTTGTTAATTAAACTAAAAAATTTACTCTTGGTTTTAATTTTCATAATTATTTTGATAAACTACCTAATTTGGCTCTCATGTCGTTTTGTCTCTTTTGAGCTACTGCAAGAATTTCACTATCTAATGCACTACTACCTTTAGAAACACTTAAAGCTGTTTTTTTATTTTGTTGACCTTTTTTATCAAAAAACCCAGGTTGTGAATTAGCTATACGATCTATTTCCTGATTTATATCCATCGATGTATTAAGACCTGTTACAGTTGATTCCTCTTCATCAGCACTTGATTTAAGAATTTTATCAATATCGTAATCTAGTACCCCAGCGACGACGAATCTATTAATTTCGGGTATTTCATTCATATATTGTGCAGCTAATTTTCTAAATTCATCATTTTTTAACAAATCATAAATTATTTTTAAAAATTTTTTACTAACACCTATCTTTTCTTCTTCGTTAGATGAAAGATATGTTGAATAACCTTCTTTTAAAGCGTCGTCAAACTTCATATAATTAATATTTATTTAAATGTTATTTGTTTAGTTTTAAGATCATTGAAATAATCTCCTGATAAAAAAGTTAATTCATTTTTTAATGCAAACTTTTTAACCTTTGCAAAAGTGAAATTTTCTATTTTGAAATTAGAAATAGTGTTAATAATTCGAAATAATGTACCTTTAGCTCTACCGTCATCTACAGTTAATAAATGACTAAAAAAATCTAAACTTTTACTCGAGATAACCACCTTAATAGGCAACATATTTCTAATCTTAAGAAGAAACCCATTTATTAATTTCAAATATACGGGCTCATCTATATAAGTCAATATCTCACTGTCATAAAATTGAGTGTTATTAAAGTAAAGAATTAGTTTATTATTTGTTTTAACTGTATTAAAATAGTCTACAGTTTCTTTAATAGTAAAGTGTAATAATATTTTTTTAATATCAGAAGTTATATTTGGAAAATTATCAATTAACTGTAAATTGTATAATTCATCTAAAAGTTGTTTTTCATAAGACCTATGTATTTCTTGAAAGTCAATAAGAGTAACATTATATTCTGTCAAATTCAAACTCACATATGTATTCTACTAGTTATCAGATAAATTCAACCTTTCTTAATTTTACCTAACCTTAAATTAATAATACCATTATAAAATTTATCTTCATGAAGAAGAACATCGTTATCAAATTGTAATTTAGCTTCATAATATGCTAATTCAGATTTTGAATTACAGAATTTAACTATTTCGAATATAAATTTATCTTTACCATACTCAATTAAATCATGATTAACTTTATCGGAAGAAGATGTGTAAGTTTTCCAATCTGTTTCTTTAACTACATGTCTGCGGCGGGATTTGCCTTTAAGGGGAGGAAGTTTTGCAATTTTTTGAGCCTGCTTTTTACCTATATATTTTTTACCTGTAACGGTATTGGTTATAATGTAAATAAAGCCAAAAAAGTTTTCAGGTATATCTTCTTTTTTACCATTATATGTCCAATGCCCTAAATTATCAATCATTTTTTTTCTTTTTCTTTTTCCGTTTCTTTTTATTATTACGACGTTGAACACCTCCTAACACTTTAGGCATTCTATAATCACCTGGAGCATAATTATCACCGGAAAATTGGGACGATGTCCATGTACCTAAAGGTCCACCCGGCCCAGCCACATTACCATCTTCGTCAAGTAGTTTTAAGAATAACTGTTGAAACATTGACATTAATAGTATTTATGCTATTATTACTTAAATGGGTTCTATTATAGATCAATACAACGATGAACTAAAAGAACATCTAGTAATAGATGAACTTAATTTAAAGGATGTTCAAATGTTATTACCAGGTCGTAAACATTTATGGGTAGGTAGATTGATGAGACACAAACAACAACTCAATAATTTAAAAAAATTAAAAAAGGAAACTCTAGAAAGAATAACTAAAAAAATCCAAGAAGCTAGTTCAGTAAGACTTTCAATACCTGCTGCAGAAAAAGCTGCTTGGACTTCTCAACCTATTAAAGATATAAATCTAAAAATTGAAGAAGAAGAAATACTAATTGAATTTTTAGAAAAAGTTGAAAAAATTTTTGGTGGTATGAGTTATGATATTAAAAATATTATCGAAATACAAAAACTTGAAACATTATGATAAATTTTTCGTACGACAGTAAATCAAAAAACGGTATTATTAAGTGCGATAAATTAGACTTAATAAGGGAACATTTTTCATATGAAAACCAAGGTGCTGTTTTTGCAAGACGTAGAGGAGCTTGGTTTGTACCTGCTAGATCTTATATTATCAAACCAACAGGAAAGTACGATGTTGGTATGACTATGGATATAGTCAAATATATAAAAAAAGAGTTACCTTCAGAAGAAATAAACTACTCAGATGAATTGTTATCAATAATTAAACCAACATTAGATAATGAAAAAGCTGAATTATCGTTGCAATTGAGAGACTATCAAAATGAAATTGTAAATGATTGTTTAAAGTTTGGTAGAGGGGTAGTTGTATTAGCAACTGCTGGTGGTAAAACTCTTACTATAGCTAATTTATTAGAAAGAATTTACAAAAAAGTTAATAATAAATCTACTTGGAAGGTTTTAGTTATAGTACCTGATTTAGGTTTGGTAAATCAAACATACGCTGACTTTGAAAATTATAAAGTCAGTTTTACCCACGGTAAATGGACAGGATCTAGTCCAGTAAATCTAGAAGATAATGTCGTTATTTCTAATATTGGTATATTACAAAGTAGTAAAAGTGATACAGATTGGATTAACTACGTGGATCTTCTTATTATTGACGAGTGCCATAAATTAAGAAAAGGTAATAAAGTTAATAAAATAATTAAAAGAATTAATACCAAAAATAAATTTGGTTTTACTGGTACATTACCAGACAATGATGCTGATTTATGGAATATATTTGGTCAAATCGGCCCGGTTATTTATCAAAAAGATAGTTATGAATTGAGACTTGAAAAATATGTGAGTAATGCCATAATACAAATTGTTAAATTACATTATAAAGTAAAACCACAATATAGTCAGCAAATTTCAGACCCAGGGGAAAGATATAGACAAGAGTTTGAATTTTTATTTACTAATAAATTTAGAAATGATACTATTGAAAAACTATCAACCGGGGTCAACAACAATACATTGATACTAGTTGACTATATTAGACACGGTGAAGAGTTATTAAGTCAGTTAAGTCAAAACAAAACCAAACAAGTATATTTTATACAAGGTGATGTTGAAGTTGAAGAACGTGATAAAGTAAAAACCCTTATTGAAAATAATAATAATGTTATTTGTATAGCTATTAGTAAAATTTTTAGTACCGGTATCAGTATTAATAATCTACACTATATTATTTTTGCATCAGGTGGTAAAGCTAAAATCAAAATTCTTCAATCAATAGGTAGAGGTTTAAGATTGCATAAGGATAAATCTAAGTTGGTTATTTTTGATATAGCTGATCAGTTACGATACGGTATACAACATTCAGAAAAAAGAGCTGAATTATATAAAAAAGAAAATTTTAATGTAAAAGTTGCTAATTTTTATGAAAGTTAGTGGATATTAAAGTTTCCCATGTATAATATTTTTAATGCAATCTAAAAAACCTAAAAACGGTAAAAAAATAAAACCTAAGAGCAATGAACATTATGTAAATTCTCGAGAATTTAAAGACGCTATAAAACAATATTACGAAACAGATGTATGTAATGATGAATTAGGTGAAATGATTAATAAGATTGCAAGAGGTTTAAGTTATGCTCCTAATTTTATAAATTATTCTTACAAAGACGAAATGGTTGGTGATGCGGTTGTTAAAATGTTTACAGCTCTTACTAATAAAAAATTTGATCTTGAAGCTGTAGATAGTAAAGGTAATAAATACAATCCATTTTCATATTTTACTACAATAGCATTTCACGCTTTTATTAATAGGATTAAAAAAGAAAAAAGACATTTTGATGCTATTAATGAATATAAAGAGCGGGTTTATGAAGAGCTTATATCAGGGGATGAGGCCGAACAAAGTGTTTATGTTCGACCTCAAACTAATGAATTAGAATATTAATCCTTATTATATTTTTTTATAATGTCCCAAACTTCATAGAATAAAATACGACCGTCTCTATCTGGTTTGTTTCTTCCATAATCTACATATGCTGGGTCGTTTACCCCATCATGTGGCCAATCGTGGAAATCGATAGTAAAAAACTTTCTAAATTTATAGTAAGCACTTAAAATAATTTCTTCAGTAAATAAATCACCTTCTTCCGGTGGCGCTGAACATAAATAGGTTAAAGCTTTTTCATAAAATTTAAACAATTCATCAAATTCTTTAGGTTGTAACCCAATAAGACCACCAACTAGTTGGTGTTTAAGATTAGCCTCTTCCCACGGTAAACCATATTCATCAGATAAAAACTTAACTAGTAAATCAACAAGAGATTTACTATACCAAATATTACCATGTTTAAGTTCAAACATACCATGATCGGTGATAATTTTATCGATACCTTTTCCAATTTCAGGGGTGTATATATTATTTTTATTTCTAGGGTAATAATGATTAATATCAAAGAAATTATTAATCTCAACCCCACCCTTACTAAACGGGGTTAATGCCCAATGCGTAATACCGGTGTCAATCCAACAGAAATTTTCTGTATTATATGGGTTAAGTTCGGCTACTTCCTTAACATAATAGATTTTTTTATGACATAAAATTTCACACCTTGCATGAAAGAAACCAGGTTCATCGGGATTAGTTTTTTTACGCTCTTCAGCAATTTTAACATGACGTTCAATTTGTTTTTTTCTATGATCTACAATAAGTTCTTCAAATTTAAATTTACCTAAATCTTGCTTAATAACTTTCCATTTATTTTTAATACCGGTACCTTCAAGATACCTCATAAAATTATTAATTTTATCATACCCATTATCGTCACAAAAAATGACAATAGGCAAATCAAAATTCATTATATTTTGTAATGATGAAAAATAGTATTGTTCCTCCCAACACCTCCCACCATATTTACTATCTCTATGGCTGTTATAAATTGCTGTAACTAATGTAGTACTCATGGATTTTTATATGTTATAATATATTATTAAAAAAGTGAAAGATCTCTACTTTAAACAATCTAAAATATGTTGTATATCCGATATTCACCTAGGTGTACACCAAAATAATAGCAATTGGCACAAAATATTACTTGAATGGGCTGGTTGGTTATATACTGAATTAAAAACAAACAATATAACAGATATTATGATATGTGGTGATTTATTTCATTATAGAGATGAAATAGCAGTTAACAGTCTTCATGTAGCTAATGAGTTTTTTAATATATTAGAATCATTCAATATAGTAATGATTACCGGTAATCATGATTGTTATTATAAAGATAATAGTTTGGTAAATTCATTATCGATTCTTAAAGGTAGAACTAACGTAAGAATTATTGATAAACCTAAACATGTAGAAATATTTGATAAAAGTGTGAGTTTTTGTCCATGGGGTACTAAAATAAATGAACTAAAATCTAGTGATATTATATTTGGTCATTTTGAGTTAATAGATTTTAAAATGAATAATTTTAAAGTTTGTGATCACGGTGATACTCCAGAAGATATACTTAAAAAAGGTAATAAAATTATTACCGGTCATTTTCATCTAAGAGAACACCGTAAATTTAAAAATGGTGAAATTTTATATCTTGGTAACCCGTTTCAAATGGATTTTGGAGACGCCGGTAGTACTAAAGGTTGGTATGAATTAGATTTTAACACCTGTAAAACCACTTTTCATGAAAATATATTATCACCGGTACATATTAAGCTACTTTTAAGTGATTTGATAAAATACGACGGTATAACAGATGAACTTAGACAATTAATAAAAGGTAATATATTAAAATTAGTTGTAGATAAAAATGTTCAACCAGATGATTTAGACGTAATTGTTACAGTTTTAAATGGTTTGAAACCCTTTATGTTTAATGTTGACTACGATATTAATTATAATAAATTTTCAGTAGAAGGTGCTTTAGATTATCAATATTCAGGAGTTGATTACGAGACAGCAATTACTGAATTTGTTAATATGTTAGATATTAACAATAAAGGAGAAGTAATTAAATACACTATAGATTTATATAAATCATGCAAAATTTAGGAGTCATTTTATACACAAACGGTAAAGAACGTTATCTTTCAAAATGCTACAAAGGTTTAATTAACAATAATATTAATAATATTGTAATTGTAAGCGCAGGTGAAATAGAAAATGAAAAAAACTACGAAAAAGCTAAAATCATAAAATGTAATAATTTAACAAAAAGTATTTGTTTCAATAGGGGGGTAAGACATTTTTTAAATGATGAAAATATTACTGATATATCAATTATTCATGAAAATGTTATTATTATTGACAATACAATTTTTACTGATTATGAAAAACTAAGCGAGTACACTAATTGTAAAATATTTTGTTTATGTACTGAAAAAGATGACCCTTACGGTAAAAATAATAATAAACGATTTACATTATATACAAAAAATGAATTATATTCTAATTTATATAAAGCATCTTCTAACCTTTTAATATATTTTAAAAAATCTGTAATAGAAAAAATAGGTTTATTTGATGAAAGATATCATAACTTTTTTGAAATAACCGATTTTTACAAAAAAGGTGGGGATTTTGGTTTAAGTACACCGTTAGGTTGGGTTATGGATAGTAGTGCTTCGGAAAAATACTACTATATTCAGGATATTGCAGTAAAAGATAATACCAACTATGAAGATGACATGTTAAGGGGCATGAAAGTTTTTTACTTAAAATATAAAACTGATATGGAAAAAATTATTAACATTTTTTCTAAAGAAGACGTAATTAAAAAATTAAAAAATATTTCTTCTAGATCTCAATAGTAAAATGATATAATATTAGTTAATGAAACAAATTGTATTTAAAAAAGTTTCAATAACTAACTTTCTTTCCGTAGGTAATGATAAAGTCGAAGTAGACTTTAAAAGAGGGTTTCACGTTATTACCGGTGCTAATAAAGATAAAGTAGATAGACGTAATGGGGTTGGTAAAAGTACCATTGCTGATGCTATTAATTTTGCTATATTTGGTAGTACTTTAAGAGACCTTAAAAAAGAATTAATTCAAAATAATCTTACAAACGGAACATGCTGTGTAAATCTAGAATTTGTTGTTATAACCCCTCAAACTCAAACCGAATACCTGATAACTAGAACGTTATCACCGTCAAAATGTTATATTTTTAAGAACGGTGAGGATATAACGAGAGATTCCATTATTAATACAAATGAATACATTCAAGACCTAATAAATTGTACAGAAGAGGTGTTTCAAAACTGCGTTATTATGACTTTAAATAACACAATACCTTTTATGGCTAAAAAGAAAGTCGAAAAACGCAAGTTTATTGAAGGTATATTCAATCTTGGTGTATTTAGTGAAATGATATCTAATTTACGATCCGATTATAACGAAACAAAAAAAGAGTTTGATATTGATTCTACTATTTTTACCGAAACTGATAATTCTCTAAAGAGTTATAAGGAACAACATAACAATATTCTTAAAGAACGTAAAGATAAATTAGAGCGATACAAACAACGAGAAGAAAACAATAAAAGAGAACTGTTAGAAGTAAAAAGTAAACTTACTCAAGTTAGTAATGAAATTATTGATAAAAATAATACGTTTATTAAGGCACTAAATGATAAATTACCCGAACAATCTGATAAAAGAGATCAACTTCTTAAGAAAATTACTATTTTAGATATACAAAACGAACAGTTAGAAACAAATATTAATACTATAGGTACTGATAAGGATACATGTCCAGTTTGTTTGCATGCTATCAGTACTGATGATCGAGATCATATAGAAAAAGAAAAAATTAATCTAAAAAATAAAATTAATTCTAATAAAGAATTAAAAACCAAAATAACTGCTGGTATTAATACCGTAGATGCTAATATTAAAAAAATAAAAGATGTCATTTATGAACTTAATGAAAAAAATAAAACAATAGTACAACAAATTAACGAACAAACTCTTCTCAAAGAGAAAGCTAAACAATTAGTTGAATGGCAAGGTCAACTTAAATTAGATATTAAGGAACTAAAAAGTACAGATACGGGTTTAGATAAGGTTATTGAGGAATATGAAACTAAACTTGATAAAGTAAAAGTTACTTTAGATTTAACTAAGAATAAAATTAATATGCTTGATGTGGTTAAGTATGTTGTATCAGAAGAAGGTGTAAAATCATATATAGTTAAAAAGATGCTTGCTCTTTTTAATAGTAGATTAGCGCATTACCTTAAAAAAATGGATAGTAATTGTGTTTGTATCTTTAATGAATACTTTGAAGAACAAATTATTAATGAAAAGGGTAAAATTTGTTCTTATTTTAACTTTAGTGGGGCAGAACGTAAAAATATTGATCTTGCGTGCTTGTTTGCCTTCATGGATATGAGAAGGTTACAGGGTGACGTTACATTTAACTTTAGCATGTACGACGAGTTATTTGATAGTAGTCTTGATGAGCGTGGCGTAGAATTAGTGGTGAGTATATTGAAAGAACGTGTTGATCAGTATAACGAGTGTGTATTTGTTATTAGTCATAGAAAAGAAAGCATAAAGGCAGCTCAAGGTGATGTTATATTTTTAGAAAAAACAAATGGTATTACTAGAAGAATATTATTTAACGAGTAAATATAAAAGCATATGTTTCAAAACCCTTTCCAACAACCAGCATTTGCTAAACCTTTTCAGAATGTTAGTGCACCTCAAGTAGTAAAACCAAGTGAGCAGCAAGTTAATACTCGTGTACCTAGTGATTTTCCTCGATTTTTAAATTATGTGGCTGATTATGGTGGTTGTGGGTTTTGGAGAATTATTTGGCCAGAATATTTACTAAATGCTAGTGAAAAGTGTATGGTTCACACATCAACATGCATGACCATACATGCTCAACATTATTCAAATGTAAAAGCTATCAAAATACAACGTCAAGCATCGACTCAACAAAAGGAATTTGTTAAACATTTAAAAAATTTATCCGAACAAATAGGATTTAGATTAATTTATGATATTGATGACATACCTTTTATTGAGGATATACCGCATTATAATAAACATAGAGTTGCATTTTCGAGTGATGAAATAAGAAACAATATTCAGGAAATTATGGAAATGTGCGGTAATATGACTGTTACTTGCCCGTTCATGAAAGATTACTTTCAATCCAAACTTGATAGTAGTGTAAAAATTGATGTAATACCTAATTATATACCTAAATTTTGGATGGGTAATTTTTATAACAGAGAAAAAATTGAAAACAATTACACGACTTACAAGAAAAAACCAAGAATATGTTGGTCGGGTTCTGGGGCTCATTTTGATGTAGAAAAAAGAATTAAAGGCAAAGATGATTTTTATCATATTAATGACGTAGTTCGTAAAACTGTTGATAAATACCAGTGGGTTTTTTATGGAGGTATCAGTCATGAATTAATAGATTTAGTCCGTAATGGAAAAGTGGAATTTATACCATGGTCAACTCTTTTTAATTATCCAGAACGTTTATACACAGCAAACAT